CAAAGCATGAACTATACCGGTGACCTTATCCAAGCACAAATCCTTCGGGACTGTGTTGGTAGGGACCGTAAAAGTTCCCCTTGGGACAGGTTATTACCTGTCCTGGGAAACCCTAATCCAACAGATAGAGCCAATAGGCTCTTCTATCGGATGCCACATGGTAGTCTCCTATCGGAAACCTACCATGGTCGTGCCCTTTCCAGACAACAGTTTGAAAAGAAAACACGTTACTTTACCCTACATCAACAGATGGGGCTCAGCAGACTTCTAACCCGAGATATCGGTTTAGGAGTCGGTGTAACGAGAGTATTAGTCAGTAGACCAATCTCTCATTTTAAAAGAATCGAGGAGTTCATACATGGACTAGTCGACTCTCTATGGTTAGCAGATGAACAGGTATTCCTGTACACTTCTAAAACAGTCCTCCTAATTAGAAAACTAGTTAGGAAGATATTCTGCGTAGGCTCAACAAATCTGAAGAGCTTAGTAGATCAGTGGAAGGAATGGACAAATTATCTATTCCACACACTTGCCAAGACTACCACAATAGGGGTACTCAAGGTACCAGCGGAAAACAATATTTTCCGTCTGTTAAACGGTATAGACTACATTAGTAGTGTATACCGCGGTGAGTACAGTATGTTACTATTGCAACATATTGCACATCTGACCTCAACTAGGCAAATGCCATATATGGGTAAGCCTACTGAGTTGGATTCCAGAGAGAAGTTCAAAGAAGTTCTCTCATCGGAATACAGACCACCACAGGAGTTTATATTTAAGCTCTCTATGGCGGCTCGTCGGATTGGATCAATCTGTCGAAAGATCCGTCCCCGTTTGAACTGGGGTGAGAGTCACATATCTGTGACCTCATCCGGTGAGTTCGGCTATCCTATCTCCGATGGGGGACAGGCTGCAGCCGTAGTCGACGCTATGAGAAGAATACTTCTTGAAGTACCGACTGAAACCTTTACAGAGAATACTCCGTTTGGGCTAGCAGAGCATCATAGTGGTATACCATTATGGAAAACTCTGTTTAGAGAAGAAGTGGTCCCAGAGGATCACGAATTCTTAGACAGCTACTACTTAATAAAGGAGCAGCCGGGGAGATTCAGGGGGCTTGATGAAGCTACTGGATCCCAGATACTGTATGTGGCTTGGCGAGAGCTTAAGCCTACACCAGTACTACGAGCTGAAGTTGTCCCAGAGATGGGTAATAAAGCTCGTCATGTAACGCTATCAGACTATTGGCTGAATGTATTACAATCTCCATTGGCTCATCTATTGATTGACTCAATGAAGTATCACCCCTCCGTTTTCTCCAGTTTTCATCGACAAGATCAAACCTGGGAAGCGGTCAAGGGTATGTGTCGTATGAAAGAGCTATCGCTCCCCCGCGGACACGCGCTTTTGTCTAGTGACCTAAAGGACGCTACCAATGCGCAGCAATTTGAATTGACACGGTCAATTCTGAGAGCTTACATCCAGGGGGCTGAACTATCGTTCAGGCTGGATTACGTAGATTTAGTACTAAGCACTATCGGGCCTAGACTTATCCTTTTCCCAGATGAGACTTCCGTCTTATCCAAGGTTGGGGTAATGATGGGTGAGGCTATTGCCAAACCCTCGTTAACCTTACTCAATCTATCGATTGAGGAACTATCATTCCTTGAGCATAATAATGCTGAGGAACTACTGTACAGTAATGATCCAGCGCCCTATCGGGACTGGAGGTTTCTGCATATAGGGGGAGACGACCACTTAGCAAAGGGGCCAATTCCCTATCTTGACCGTATAACCTATAATCATAGGTTAGCAGGTTCACACATAACTCCAGGGCAACATGGTTACTCTAGGAGATGTGTCAAATATACCGAAAGGCTTCTAAATCTAGAAAACCTTAAGTATAAAGAACCGTTCAACAGAGAAGACTATAGTCGTTCCATTATTGTGGACTCTGTGAAGGTAAGACTTCTCGAACGTGGTCAATCGACTATGATCAAGAAGGATAACAAGAATGTTGCAATTGGTAAATCACAACAACTTGGAGGCTGTATTGAATGGTTACCGAAAGATAAACGATTCTTTACAGAAACAAAGAAAGCAAGTATTCGAGCTCTCTTTGTCGAACGAATGGGTGATCTACTACCTAGAAAGGCGGTAAATCCCAGAGCATTCGCAGCCATTCACCTTCCAACTAAAGTTGGGGGCTATGGTCTAGGGATGTCACATGAGTTACAACAGTTTCTCAGGGACTCTCCCGAACCCCATCAAGGTCTTATATTTAAGGCGCATTTGGGATTCAATGTAAAGGCTGACTTAAGAATCTTTCGTCAGCTCAATACAAATACTGCTGTAAGAGGTGTTGAAAGTATTCAACGATTACAGGAGCAGATCATTGATCAATTGAACGATATGCCCAATATGATCGATGCTATAGAATGGAAAGAGGTACGCAATCGCTATCCCGATCCAAACTTTAACGCCCGCAAGACGATAGCCTTGGCGGCCGATGACGGTATTCTCTCAGTAGAGGAATTCGCCAAAAGAGCAACTAGAGGAAATCTCTTCCAGGAACTCTTACTAGGTAAGAAAGAACTAAAGTCCTTTAATACCAGACCATATGTAAAAACCTACGGTAGTAGAGTTTGGCCATATGCTGATGATGAGGGCCTTCTTGCTTATGCAAAAGGCGCCGATTCATTAACCAACCAGGAAATCGCTTCTGCGATTGACCAGATGGTTCCTCAGTGGTACTTTGATGTTAATCAACCTACCGCTGTTGACTACGGTCATTGGAATCCGGAAGATCCAGATTCGGAGACCTGGGAATTTGGTGAGGCAACCTACATTAGTAGTTATACCCAAGGACTACCGTCTTTAGGCATTGCACCACACAAAATTGGTATCAAGGTCAATAGATCTTGATGCTGATTG